AGTTTATTTTTTGATTCTTCGAGTTGTTTAGAATCAGACCATGTTACGATTGTAACATTCTTTTCTCCATACATAATTTTCAATCTTTCAACAAACCATTGTGCTTTAAAGTATGGATATACATCATCGTAGAAATTTTTCTCTCTCCAGAATTCACATTCTGATCCATGTATATCTTGAAAATGACTATAATGAACTTGATCTTTGGGAGTATAATTTGTGTTATAGTGTTTGTTGATTCTATCGCACCATTGTTCTGGTGTATTAATCAAAGTACCATCTGCATCAAGATAGATTCGTTTATTCATTAATATTCTCCTTTATTACATTTAGATAGGCAAATTCTTTATATAATTCAATAGCTTTGTTATTGTATGCTAAAGCTGCATCTATTTCATTATCAAAATATCCTATATGCATACCAGATATTCTAACACGAAATTTATTATTTCTTTTTACAAAATCTACTCCTTTATAAGAAGAAGTAATACTAGATTTAGGAATTATAGAATTATATGAATTTTGTTTAGGAGTACAAATTCTAAGATTTTCTTTCTGATTATTCAGTCCATTATGATCTTCATGATCTATATCTTGTTTATCTATATTATGATTATGTGATTCCATGATAAATCTATGCATTTTTACATATTTAGTTTTTACCCACCCTTTAGCATATATAGTATTTTTAAACAATGGTACATCAGGATACCATGTATACTGATTTAACAATTCAAAATCTTCATCATCAATTATACATACATGCCCTGGATATTTTTTAGAACTTAAATTAATAATTTTACTCATAATTCATTCTTTCTTTTTTGAATTAGCATTTTCCTTCCAACAATCAGGACAAATTTTCATATTAGAAAAATAGCTTCCGTGTTTGTAACAGTAATTGGTGTATGATACTTTATCTATTTTCATTTATTTCTCCACCATGATAACTAGATTCTCTTCCACAATTTCCACATATAAAATAAGGTTTATTATCTTTTTCTATCCACTTAAACATAAATTTGTGACACATATCAGCAATACTTACTCCACAATGTATACAACCTCTATCTAAAAGACCTATCATAATTATCTGTCCATCTTTCCGCATTCGTGATATGTTGACCACACACATTCTTTTCCATCTTGAGTACAAAAATCTTCATCTTTGTAATAACATTCTTTTCCTTTATACATTTTCTTATTGCACACAGGACAAAATTCATCCTCTTGCATAATAACATATCCACATTCGCATACTGGATATTCATGATTTACATTGCTAATTTCTGTTAAGAATTTTTTATCAAGATGCCGAATAAGAATTCTAATCTTTTCTGCGAATACTTCTTCATTTTTATAGTATATCAGAAGTTCTTTTAAATTCCTAATAATTTTTGTATAGCCCAATTCTTTTTGAAGATTTTCAAAATGTTCAAATCTAAAATTCCATATATTTTTGTTATATGGAATCTTAAGTTTCTTCAAAGCTTCTCTGATCACTACAGTATTATTCATCATCTCTATGCACCAGATTATATTTCTTAATTATTTTTACAAATGTATCATCAAAAATTACATAATTCTCTTTATAACTCGAACGTCCAATATACTTAAGTCCTGGAATACCAAGAGACAAAAGAAATTTAGAAGCATGTTCTTGGCTACCACTAAAATAAGAAGTTAATTCTTTATAAAAATCCTGTCCACTATTGAGTCCGTCTATATCATCATCATAATCTGCAAAGAATTTATAATTCTCTTTCATCTTAGGAACCATTGACATTTTTCTAAGTGCTTTCTTGATAAAAGGACTTTGATCATCAAAAATAGCATCCCAATCTAAAAATTCATCATTGGTAGGTGTCAATTCAACATGATACAATAATCCTTTTGTTGGTTTATATTTAGTAAGAGTTTGACGATACCATTCAGCAATTTCTTCACAGGAAGTAAAATACAATCCCCATCCATATTCCTGCCAACCTTCACCTGTATTTACATGAGCAAGTTTGAATTCATCAAAGTCATGAGGAGAACCATGATATGCTGGTGGCATTTCTGTTAGATATGTTTTGAACGATTGCATGATAACTCCTATAACAAATTTAAAATTTCTTTATCTCTTTCCATATTGCATAATTCTTTTGCAGTTTTCAAATCAGTCAATACTATATAATCAGTTTCCTGGATTCTATGACCAAGAATATCAGAAGGATGTCCTCCTATCCTTTTTCCTAGATAGAATCTAGAAATAGTATATCGACCATAAAAATCTGTTAACCATCGTTTGATATCACAAAGCAAACCTAACTCTTCAAACGTTTCCTTAATAGCATTCTGTTGGATCGACAATCCTCTCTCAAGCTGTCCTTTTGCCAAAGAGTAGATGAACCCTTCAAAATCATTTGCAACTCTCCTGATCCAAATTCTGCCGTCAGGTTCTTGAACAATAATACCAGACGATTGTGGAATCACTTCTGGTTCATAAATTTCTTTGTCTCGAAAAGATTTGAAGTTTGGTTGCACATTTGAAAATCTTATATTGCCATAAGACATTCCTTTAAAATCAGGATAGAAAAATATTGTCGAATCATTGTAATGTTCAACTCCAGTTTCTTCCTCTTCCTTTATTAGTTCTTTAAATCCTTTCAATTAGTAATCCTTTCTTTCAATAATATCTTTCTGGTTCACAAGGACAAACGAATTCTTCTTCTGGTTCGCACCTTAGAAATCTAAAACAATCATCTGTATTATATTTAGGACAAGTGGGTTTCATTGTTAATCCATTATAAAATGTTCATATATTTTTTTTATATGAGAACTAAAAATTTCTAAAGGATATTCTCTTTTCATATAATTACATAATGAACAACAAGAAACAATATTAGTTATACTATAAGATTTTGAACTATCTATGCGATCCAATCCTATCGAAGATATAGGAGAATTGCAATAATGACATGGTTTATTCCATAATTTAGTAAAATCTTCGAGCGATATATCAAATTTTATATTTCGTCTTATAGCTCCTCTTTGATATATTGAATATTTTCCATGTATAGTATTTCTATATGTTATGGATCGTTTCATGTGTTTTTCTTTATTTCTATTATAATCTTCTTTGTCTTTATTTCGATGTTCTTCGAGATTCTCTTGTCTAAGTTCTCGTCTTCGTTTATTAAGAGCTTCTTTGTTAAGTTCTTTGTATATTTTCTTTTTTCTTAAAAGTTCTTCTCTATGAAGGTTATAATATATTTTACTTGATTCTTTTCTATTAGTCATAAATTATTCCATATATCCGTGTACTCTTAAATAACTTTGGGATTGAAATACATGTTTACAATATCCGGCCAAATTTTCTGGATTCACTGGAGGACGAGTTGAACCTACTTTTCTAATATATTTTTTTGGCCGGGAACCGAACAAGCATTTCTTCAACCAATCTGGATATGCCCACCTATAGGTGAAGTCACTACAGCTACAACGCAGAGTAACCGGAGTAGTGACTGTTGGTTTAGTCATATAGTAATCTTCATCTTTAAACGTGATCTTTTGAAAGTGATCTTTCTCTGTAGGAGTTTCTGAATATTCCAAACCAGAAAACTGTAAATTTACAACATGTTCTGATTTCTCTGTCTGCCCAAAACACTGAAGCTGAAATAACAAAGACTTAGTACCTGCGAACGGTAATATGTTTGTCAACCGCCAGTCGCTGTTCTGTCCGTATCCACTCCCCCTCCAAGAGGCCAATCGTTTTGTTGATTCTAAAAGCTCGGCTAAGTTCATAAAACCTCTTCATGCATAGTATACTTCTATTTATACTTTTTGTCAAGTTGTAAATTTATATTGACAAACAATATGAAATATGATATATTACTTTACAAGGAGATAATAATGAACTATATATTAGGAGATATTTCAGAAGACGAAGCAAAAGAGTTAAATGCAGATTATGTGGATTATGCTAAGAATACAAATTTTGATTTGTGGAAATTGTTTGATATGGAAACGATAAAGCGTGGAAATATTGTAATGGTACACGAAAAAAATTATATATCAAAAACTGTTGAATTTAAAATAGTTAAAGTAACTTCTGTAGGTATAGATGTAATAGGAGAACTTAAAGTCAGAGTTTCAGATAATAAATATTCATGGCGTACTGAAAGTGCTTATATTTTAACATAATATTAATCTATTACAAAAACTTTATTTCCACAATCATATATTACTCTCCAACCATTATTGAACATATTTTCTCTTTCCGATAATGCTGGATCAAACTTTTCTAATTTTTTAGAAAGCATATGTTTTTGATAACTCAGACGATGTTCTAATTTCATTTTTCTAGGCAAACAATACCAAGGATTGGGTTTGCTGTCTGGCATTTCCACAAACTTATTTACAATATACAAATTACCAGTTGAATATCTTTTATCTGCAAATGTGATAATATTACCAGAATATGTTTTTCTAAAATTTGTAAGCAATCTAACAAAACCTTTCACTACAGAAATTCCTTTTTTGTTGACAAATCTTAAAATTTCCCATTTATATTTTTTGTTGTTTCTAGGAATTCCCATAGACAATACACAGACTATTTCTTTGTTATATATCAATCCTAGAGTAACAGAAGCATTTATATTTCCTTGAAGATGATTGTCATTTAAGAAAGATTCTTTTTCTTTATTAGTTAGTTCTTTTATTTCACATTCTCTAGCTCCTATAGTTTCATTTAATCCCAATTTAGTTTTGATTATAGATTTCCATATTTCTTTTTTAACATCATCTTCCCATTCATTTTCGAATATATGGAATAGTTGAATTCCTTTTTCGATGCATTTGTTTGTTTTGGTTAAATGATAATCTCTATTTTCCTTTTCAAGATTATTTAACTTATCCCAAGATTCTCCTTCACCGTAAGAATGCCACATCAACCCATGATATTCTATTGCAAATTTCTTTTCTGGAATACACAAATCTAACTCTAAAGGTTTGATAGTTTGTCTATCTGTTTTGAGTATTTCCCCTGAATATAAACTAGATATAAAATTATACAATTCTGATTCTGCTAGAGATTTGTTAACAGGATAACAAATAGTACATCTTGTAACATTTGTTGAATATCTATAAAATTCATGGTTTCCTTCTAAACAAAGATATTTTCTTTCTGTTATTTCTAAATTCCAATCATCTTCAGTAAAAAGAGGAACAACATTTTTGTAATGATATAATCCATTATTGAAATTAGTTTTGAATTTCTTTATGTCTGAGTTATGTTTTAAAATTTGTTTCTCTTCATCAGTACGATTAGCTCGGTGTACTTTATTATTTTCTATTAGATCAGGATGTTTGAAATAGTTATCTACTCCATATCTTTCCATTGTAGTAGATTTAACTTTATTTTTATAAACATTATCTTGAAGTAAAAATTCTTTGCCGTATAGTAGTTTATTAGTTTTCTTTCTTTTTGTCAGTGCAGTAGAAGCATTTAGTTTATTTGCTATACTAATTTTGTTTTTGATTTCTAAAGAATATGATGGGTTTGTTGTACCATATTTTTCAAGACATGTCTGTTGTCTTTGTAATATAATATTTTTATTTTGAAACATACATTTTTGAGAACAGTTAATTTTCTTAATAGGAATAGGAATTTTACAAACAGGACATGTTTTTTGTATATCTATATCATAAATGATGTATAATATACGTTCACATATTAATGAAGAAATTGAATTGATATTTTTGATATCAGGAGAATAATAAAAAATAGCTTCTTTTATAGAAGAATGTTTGTTAACTCTTAATTCCATTCCTGGAGAAAATTTATCTTTGATTTCATCATAACCATTTTCTTTAATCCAGATTATAAGTTCTTTTTTTGTTACCATTTTATATCCTAGTATTTTTATTTATAATAAGTTTATCATAGTTGGATATAAAAGACAAATAAAAAAGCCTGAAAAATAAATCTTCGGGGTTTTATTATCTAGGATAATGATTACCTTTCCGAGCTTCAGACATTTTTCTTTTTGTTTCTTCGGAATGAGGTTTTCTTTTCTGTCCTAACTGACCTTCAGAATTTTTTCTTTTTCGTTCTTCTGAATGAGTTTTACCTTGTAAACTTTCTCTTATTTTTATTTTATGTTCTTCTGACTTAGGTTTTCCTTTTGATGCTTCTGACATTTTCTTTCGAGTTTCTTCTGAATTCAGAATATCTTTATGATATTGATTTCCTATCAAACTTTTAGAAATTTTCTTTTTAGTTTCTTTTGAAGCAAGTCGTCCACCTACCCCACCAGTAACAAGATTATATGTATCCTTTCTTTCTATAAAAAGTTTATCTACAATATATTCTTCATATTCGTACATCTGTTCTTCATCATAACAATAATGAAGAATAGTTCGTTCGAAATTTTCTCTACCATATTTTTTTATAGCATTAAGCATAGCTGTTCCTGAACCTAAATATCCATCGTTTAAATTCCAGGTAGAATGTTTTCCAATATAAATTTTGTGGTTGATAAGATTTCTAGTAAGGTAAATGATATGGTACATGATATAGCTCCTTATAAATAGGTATGAACGGAGACAGCAATAAGATAGCTCCTATTGTTGTTTGAATGTTACAAGCATTCAAACTTATCCGTTTCTTTTATTTATACAAAAACAAAAAGCTTCTAGAATTTCTTCTAGAAGCTTTTTGGTTAGAGTTAAAACATCAACAATATCGCCTAGTTGCCTTGGTATAGATCACTGTTGTAGTAAGTTGCTTGGATGAAAGAAGAACCAGTGAAGTTACAAGATACTGTTCTGTAGTACTTCTCTGCGCCGAATAAGTTACCGACTATGGCGTCACGTGTCAAGAAACCGATCAAAGGTTGGAATGTAGTAGGATCAGTAACCTTCTGAATCTGAAGAGGAACGTAAGGACAATACACTACACCAGTATCGAATGCACTCGCTCCTTTGTATCCTACCACGAAGAAGTCAGTATATGCGAATGTATCAAGATATACAGTGAAACGACCATCAAGTGTACCTACTTTTGCTACACCAAGTTGTGGCTCAATGTTTCCAGGAACAGCGGCATACATGAAGTTACTCAATGTTTCAAGAGCAGAAACAACGTTAAGAGAAGCAATGATGAAGTTAGCTGCGCCTCTACGAGTCTGAAGAGCAACGGCATTAGCTTCACGGATAATACGAGTATAAAGAGTACGGAACTTCTCAAGTTCATTTCTACCGTCAGCAGCAACAGATTGCTGAATAACTCCAGTAAGAGCATTACCACTTGTAGCTGCATCATACACTATACCAGCAGAACCATATGCCCATATACCAGCACTAGTTGCAATTGAGTAAATAGCATCAGCAAGCTCTCTGTCAAGTTCAGCAGAGATTTCGTATTCGATGATATTAATCAATTCAGCTTCAGCATCAAGACCATGAACGTTCTTTAAGTCTTGTGCCAATTCGATTGAGTATTGAGCTTTCAATTTTCGTGATTGAGCTTCAACAGGGAAACGCTCAATGCTCATACCCATTGTTTTCATGTCATTGATGTTCTGGTATTCAGCATCTGCTGTGTCACGATAAGCTGCATACTGTGAACCGAAGATCAAGTTGAAACCAGCTTCGTTGTTATGGAAACCAACAATCTGGAATCCTGATACGTTAGTAGCATATCCACCACCAGCAGAAATAGTAGAAGTACTAGTAAGAGCACGAAGAGTAGTATTCAGACCAATAGAATCGAATCCACCAGTTTGACTACCAGTTAAGTTAATAAGAATTTTTGTTATGCCATAAAGAGTTTCTGCATAAACAACGTCACCCCAAACAACGTCTGTACCAGAAGTTCCGTCTGTTCTGATATGGAAGTTGCCAGTACCAATAGCAGTAGCAAGAGTACCAGTTACAACAAGGGCAGCACCAGCGAAAGACTGTGTGTTTTTCTGCATACGGTTTGCACCATCAACACCATAAGTAGAGTAAGGGTTTACACCACTCGAAGGATATGTAGGGGAGTTAGTCAGACTGTTCTTTCCACCAGCACCTTGATAATTGAAACGAAGGGCATATGCATAACCAGTAGGACCACTAAGAGGTTGCACACCTACGATTTCATTAGCAAGAAGGTTCGGGAAAATACGTCTTACAGCAGGAACCAAGATTGGTGTATACTGTGCAACGTCAGCAACTGTAGTTTGTGCTTCTATAAATCTTTCCTGATTTTCAAGCAACTGAGCCATAGCTTCGACATTCTTAACTTTCTTAGCTTTCAGAAGAGCTTCTTCGGAATTCATCAGATAATTCCATTTTTCTACCAACAGTTTTACTTCAGGGTTTGCAATCATTGTATATTCTCCTTTTGATATTTAAATTACATAGTATCTTTATTTTTATTTATAAAACTATTACAGATTTTTGAGATATTCTGTCATTTGTGTTTTTTCTTCTTCCAGTTTTGTTTCAGGAATTTCTTCAATTTCTTCCTTGATAACTATTTTTTCAAGCTTTTCTTCTTTTTTCTTAGTAACAGCTTCAGTAAGAAGAGTTCCAGATAAAGCACCAAGTTTCTTTTCAAACAGTTCATCGAATGGAAGTTTAGCAGCAAACTCTACAAGCTTTGCTTTTTGAAGTTCAGTCTTCAGACCAGTACATGCTTCAGCTACGATAGCTGCTTTCTCTCTAAGCTTAACTTCTTTCTTTGATTCAATAAGTCTAGAAGTAAGTTTATTGATTTCAGCTTTTGCTTCAGTCAATTCTTTCTCATTATCAATTTTCTTTTCGTCCAACTGAAGGTTGAAGTCATTTACAATTGAACTGAAAGTCTTAAGGATACGTTCCGCAGTTTTGATCTTTACAGATTCTTCGATTACCTGAGTGTTGTTAGTTGTGAATTCCTCACAGAAATGAGTAATATAAGAATCAATCTTATTTACCATGTCTTCTTTGAACTTTGTAATATCAACAGTATTCTTTTCAACCAGTTCAACTTCTTTTGCTTTGATAGCTTCAGTTACCTGTGATTCAAATAGAACCGCCATCTGCAATTTGATGTCTTCTGTAAGAATATCATTGTTGATAGTTTCAAACAATTTATCGATTTCAGCCATTGTGTTATCTCCTTTTGAGTTCTTAATATTATTTATAAATTAGTAACAAAATTCAATGATTTATTTCTGTTTTATGTTATTCAAAACATCAGTAAAGATTTTCAAAAAAGCAGATTGACGATCTTCTACAGAGAATTGATGTTCTATAATAACCTTGTTTACTTCAGCAACAGTTTCTTTTATTTCTTTCTCAGTAAGAAGACCATCTTCTAAAACCCATTCAAGACGGTTTTCACAGATAGCATCTAGAACAGCAGAAGGAGCAGAAGGATCATGAACTAGATCATTACATTTCCAACGCCAATCGTTCTGTACAATGGATTCTCTTAGAGTACCAAGTCCTCTAGTAGATGTACAAATCTTAACACCAACATCCATTAGACTCTTAGTAATCTTTCCCATTGGTGTATCAAGAACTAATGATCTACCAAATGCTATGTTGTTTTCCATTCTTAATTCTTTAGTCAGGTGGGAAACTCTTTCATAGTTGATATCGATAGAGTTAGGATGAGACAATTCTCCTAGCATTCTATTGTTAGGAATTTCTTTTTCATTCAACCGTTTTACTTCTTTAGCAACAACAGGCACAGGATATGTTCTACCATTACCATTGACGATTCCACCTTCAGCATGTGGACCGCTTAACCAATAGTTTTTGACTTGCTTATCCATGATGGTTTCAACAATGATTTTATTTTCCATTGACTGAAAATCCATCTGTTCAATAATAAGTATAGCATTTGACATTATATATTCTCCTACATTACTTTTATTTTATTTATACTTTTATGAACAATTTCTTCTCTTTTTCCTTGATAGTCTTTTCTATAATCCCTTTGAGCTTGAGCGAAGCAGCTTTCTCAATATTGTTATAGAAATCTTTTGGTTGATCATCCAGGGCATTTACTAAAGCTTTTTGTATTAATTCTTTTGGCATAGTGTTTCTCCTCTTTAAGTTATTTCCATTACTCTTTGAACATTTTCTCCGTTAGCATCTGTAAATTGCCAACCAAAACGATAAACTATAGTATGATCAGATTCTATCCCTTGTGAAAATGTATGAGTATGTTTTCTAAAAAATATTAATCTCAATTTTTGTTCTTTAAGAGAGTCTTCGTACATCTTAAACATAACTCCGTTTACAAAAAACTCACCCGAACCTAAATATACACCTACTACAATTCCATCACCTTTTAACGAAAAAATTTTTACTCTATCTATATCAATGTCATAATAACAAGATTTTTCAAGATTGGTTACTGATATATCTTCTATATTTTGGTCATAAGATGTTCCGTCTTCATATACTGCTGTGTACAAATATTTTAACATTAGTTAGTTCCTTTCATAAAAAGAAAATAGCATTGGATTGCTATTGAGTTATTGTATTAACTATCCGTGGTTATGTTTTTCTTTCCAGTTTTATGAGGACATTCACCATCTTGTCGTTTTGCGAAATTGCAATTGTAACATAGTATTTGAAATCCTTCGGGCCAATTATTCTTTTTGAGCCAGTATGGAAGATTATTTCCGCCAGGATAATATCCTAACTCTGCTTCCAATTCTCTTCTATGATCCGCACCATTACCATTAATATGATCAATGGATAAAAATACTATGTTGTTTTCTCCACAACAAGCACATTGCAAAGGATTTGCATAATGAGTAAGAGCTTCTAATCTCATATTTTGATATGCTCTTTGTTGTGTAGCTTTAGATTTTTCTTTGTTATTCTTTCTCCATTCTTTAGCATACTCGGCATGAGATTTTTTATATGCAATGCCTGTTTCTGTTTTTGCATATTCTCGCATATAAAGAGCATGTTCTGTTATTTCATTATCTTCTTTCTTCCATCTAGACAATATAATCTCCTAAGTAATTGAAATTGTTACTAATTTTCATTGTACTGGAGACTAGTAGTACACGATGACGTATTTCCTGCTGCTGCTCCACCAGATGTTTGTAGTTGTGTAGCAAGATACTGAGTGTAACCAGCAACAGCTAATGTACTTGTAGGAGCACCATCTGAAGGATCAGTAGCACTAAACAATACAGCAAGACCAGCACCGATAACAACACTTGGAGTAAAATCAGTAGTAAGTGCAGCATTGATAGTTGTTGCTGGAGTTACATATGTTGATGTTACTGTTCCTTTCAATGTAAGTCCACTTGCCAATGCGCCAGTGGTATTAGCAGACCACAACCCACTTGAAATGTTAGTAAATGATCCAGTAAATTTGCCATACTGATACTTAGTAAAGCTGTTATTACCTGCTGTGATAGGAGCAGCAGTAAACAAAGTTCCGCTATTAGCAGTACAATCATCTACATTTTTCCAGTTTACATCATTTGGATAGTGAGTATCTGCACCATATCCACTTCTTACTGTTCCATGCCCTGATGCTAGAGCACCATTATCTTCACACCAATTAAAAATTGCCGCCATAATGTTATTCCTCCTTATGTTTTATTTTATTTATACTTAAGTAGCAGTTTCTGGTTCAGGAGTTTCTACTCCTTCAGGTTCTGGTGCTCCTTCTTCAGGAGGAGTTTCCCCTGTTGGTTGAGTTGGAGGTGCTCCTCCTGCTCCTCTTCTATTCACATTATAATCAGGACCGAAAGTATGACCTATTTCTTCCTCTTCGGTTCCACCTTCATTTTGTTCATCAGCAGCTTCTTCAATTCGTTGTTTCTTAATCAAGTTGATATCTTCATCAGTGAATCGTAGAATGTTTTCTTGTATCCATTGTCTAGAAAGTAGTCCTGGTTCTACAAGAGCTAAAGCATTATTGGCTGTAGATACTCTCATATCAATAACTTGGTTGTTCTTTATCTCTGAATATTCATTAGAGTTTGCATATATGTATTTGATTTTCTCTTGAATCAACGCCCAATCTTCGATAGAGAAAACATCTTTAGCAAGCAATTCTTTTTTAAGAAGATCAGTAAACATCATATTGAAACGTCTTCTTAACTTAACAATCATTTTGAAGAATCTTAGTTCTTCTTTTTCGGTATCTATATTAGTTGAAATCTGAACTCTAGCATCAGAACTTCTACGATTAAGAGGAATGTTAAGAGCTTTATAAACCTTGTTTACAAAGTAATCCATATCTTCAAACGAAGTGAAGTTAGGACTTAAACCAGCAATAGATTCTACTTTAGTTCCACCACCATTTGAATCAACACTGAACCAGTAATCTTCAAGGATAGATATAGAACGTGTCTTATCCTCCATTGCTCCAGTATCAAGATTGTATGTTCTCTTTTGACGATACTTAGAAATAAGAGAACGCATATATTCTTCTGCTTTAGACTTGTTTAACTTTCCAGTAGCAACATAGAAAGCTCTCTTCTCTGGACTTCTTGTGATACGATAGATAACTAATGCATCTTCAATATTAGTTAACTGATTAATAACCTTCATAGCTTTGTTCAAGAAGGAGATAGGGAACTTTCTATCCATGCTCCATTGACCAGAGTTTATAGAAGTAATTTGTTCTTCCAGAAAAACTTTTTCTTTGCTTACATTTCTATTGACAAGGTTAGTATTAGCTTCGCCATAATAATATTTCTTTTGCTTTGTAACAGGATCGATGAATGCTGTAAAAGAAAATGGTGAAAGCAATTGTAATTTCTGAATACCTTTTCTAATTCTATCATTAGAATATATTGCTTCTAAGTTTAGAGTACCATCAATATACCATTGTCTAAAAAGTTCATCTCCTCTTTCATTGAAATCTAAAAGAAAAAGAATCTTTGAGAATGCTTCCTGCATCATATCTTTGATTGAATCAGGAACATCCAGGTCATTCAAATTCAACGAAATGATGTCATCTATTTCATCATAGATAATCGCTTCGTTACCAATTTCATTTAGAGCTAAATCAACTTCAGGAAGATAAGAAGCTTCTCTCCACTTACGAATCATCTCATTCTTATTAGCAGACCAAACAGATTGTTGACCCATTTGAGAACTACTATAGCTGGCGAACGGGTCGTACATTACGTAGCTCGATTCTACTTCCCTTTCGGTTGCTGTAGCAGTAGTATCTGGTGGGTTTTCTAGCTCGGCTTCTTTTTTACTATAAAATGAAAATTTCAGTCCTTCTAGTAAATTATTAATTGATTCTTTAAACGGCATATGATATCCTTATAATATGAGTTTCTTTTATTTATACATTACTTAAAAGGGAATTCGTTCTCTGTAATTATCACAAAAGAAATTTTTCTTCCTTTCTTCCGTTCCTGTTCACACCAATGTCTTGCATATTTCCACTTGGCTCCATTTTTTACTGCTGCTTGAATTCTATCAATGGCTCCCTTAGTCATACGTTTAGGACGAGTTGGATTTTCTGCAAGCGACATTTCTTGTGCAGGTTTAATTTCTATTAATAATTCTGAATAGTTACCTTCTCTGTCTAAATATTTACACCAGAAATCTGTAAAATATCTATGAGGTTTACCATCCAACGGTGATATATACATAATCACAATTGATTCACTAGACCATTCTACTACTGCTGTGCGTCGATCTAAATATTGGCAATACTGAATTTCCCAACCGCTTCTCATAGTCAAAGGTCGTGATCCTTTATACTTCTCTGGATTTTTAAGATGCTGATAAAAATCCACTATCTGATAATAGTTTCTACTCATTTTATTCTTTCTGCTAATTGCCAAAAATTTGTACAAAGAGGAGTCAAATCTATCGATAATGATTTATCAAATTTCCAAATTTGAGTAGGATAAATTGCTCCATGATGTGCAATATGAGCACCAGCATCTATCAGTTCTAATAATTCATGATCAGATAGTTTAGTTACTAAAACTTTTCCGGCTTTAGCCCAATATGCATATTCACCTTCCATAACTTTTTTCATAGTAGAAGGAGCCAACCAATGTTTAGCTCTTTCATAAATCCAATTAGGAGATTTCTTATATATCATTTCTCCTATAGAATCTTCGTCCGGTTGTATATCACTTATATCTTTTCCATCTATCACACAAAGATAACCATATCTTTCATGAGTTTTGAATTCTAAATCCCAATATACATGTCCTATAATATTTGCACCTATACAATAAGTCATAGCATATTTTAACGTAGGAGTAATATAAATTTTACCTTCTCTTGGTTTTAGAAGTCCTTTTCTTGTAGATAAGTCAGGAGGTTGAATTCCATTCTTAATAATAGATTTGATTGATTTTTCGTTATCAGTACCATGATAATATTCTTTTACAATATCTTGTTCTCTAGGAAGAGACATTTCTGTTATGTATAGTTTGAATGATATCATTATATATCTTCTAAAACATAATAATTATATTTTAGACCTAAAGTACAGTTATAGGGATTGTCATCTCCAGAAGTGGACGTAAGTGATATAGCACTAAAAGTTTCAATCCACATACTATAAAAATGTAGTTGGAATAAGGGATTATTCTTATTAGAAGTTATTAGTAAAAACGCATCAAATACTTCCTGATCAACATCATAAGTATTTGTTATAGGATTATGTGTTAGATTTAAAATAGATATCAGTTCTTTATATGTATTCAATTCTTTGTCTATAAGTATAGTAAGTGTAAGTTCATCATATGTGAGACTATCTCCAGGCATTTTTCGTACCATGCTACTATATGGTAAGTCTATTGACCCTATGGTGATACCAGGAATAGATGTTTCTACCGAAAATAATTCGATAAACTTTTGTGTAGTAGGAAGTATAATTTTAAAGTTACAATTTTTTGAAAGGTCGAACATTAAAGCCATAAGTATCTCCAGTTCAGTTATCCATTCATAGTTTTGTTCATTGAATCAGTATAAGCTTGATCTATAGTAGGAGAACTTTCTACATCTTCTCCAGACATTTCTCCTTGTGATCCATCTGAACTATCAGTAGTAAAATAACTATAGCTAAAGATAACAGTAAACTCTTCTACTTGATCTGTGTTATCCATTGACAATTCAATATCACCTACTGCTTTAGGTTGAGAATGTTTTAAAGTATATGTTTTAAGTAAAGTTCCGTCTCTTCCTAGCTGAGAAATATTAACTTCGCCTTTAACATCACTATGATTTCCTCTTATATTATCTTCATCACTAGCAATAAGATTCATCCAATCTTCAAATTTATCTCTAAGGTTAGCTCCACTATCATCATAGTTATTCCAAAACGTAATAGTTACATCATCATATGTACTATCACAAAGAATTTTATATCGTTCTCCCTGCCACCATTGTTCATGTTCTCCTATCGATCTACCAGGAAGAGATGCACCTTTTACTAAAATGAAATCATCTTCTTGAAAATCTTCTAGATCGATAGGAGGATCAATAGAAACATAAAATCTATTGGGCCTACAAACATCCGAGAGTGCATTTTGAAATCCAGCTAATGTAATGTCAGGCATAATTATCCTATAAAGTTTATTTTATTTATGATTTTCTTATTGACATTGAATTCAAGATATGCTATAGTGTTTATAAAAAAGGAGAAAGTATGATTCATTCACAATGGTTTTTGCTTTTAATAGCTATTATGAATTTCTTTTGGGGAATTTGTTGGTCATCAAAAACAGCAGGAAATATGATAATCAAAACAATATTTTTTGTTTTAGCTGGATGGGGATTGCTAGAATTTCTTGCATCAGGAATTGTTACAGGCATCAAGATTTTTTAAAAGAAAAGGGAAGTGATTAGCTCCCCTTTCATAACATAACAGTTTCCTTAATGCTTAAATTACTATACAAGCTCCCAACTGTTTATACAGAAGTCAACTGTGAAATCTTCTGGTGTATCTGTTGAGTCATGAGATACTTCGATTGAACTTGCAGTTTTCGGCCAACCTTGATGCAACAAGAATGTTTTTACAACAGCACCAATTCTATCCAATTGTTGTACTTGGATGTCTGTTCTGTATTCATCAGGAGCCTGTCTAACGTTATTGTCATCTACAGTATCTGTATTAAGAATACCATTCATCCAATCAGTAATATACTGTTTGATTGCCATGTCAGTATCAACATGGAGTGTCATAGATACATCAGAAAAAGTTCCGTCTCCAGAGATTTTATTCTGTAATCCTTGATAGTTCAAAGTTATTTCACCAATGTTCTTATCAGGAATTACAAATGTTTTTACATAAAATGAAAAGTTTAGAGGCCATGTTGGATTAGTTCCATTGTCAAGTACTTGGACAAAGAAACGGTTCGGCCTACATACGTCCTGAAGATTGTTCATAAACGCAGTTAGAGTGATGTTAGGATTTGCCATTGTGTTTCTCCTTTATTAAAAAATTAAGATATAGATAGGTTTCTTTTATTTATATTTTTAAAAAAGAATTGACTTTTACATGAAATATGATAAGATAAAAATAAAAACATAGGAGAACCAGAATGGAAAACCATGAAGAAATATTTGGCCGATTAATGAACTATTTAGAAACCGAAAAACAATTTGAGAATGTTGATTATGCTGATGATATGCTTTTTGGATTTGAGTTTTATTTATCGTTCGAAAATGGTAACTATTTTTTATCTTTGAATGACGAAATAGAAACATCAGCATGTATCAATGTTGCTATTATAATTCATGATTTTTTAAAAAATAATTTTGATATTGAAGTTATTATAGCAGAATGTTTTTATGAATTAGAAACTGAGGAAATAGTATACGAAACAGAATATTTTAAAGAAATACATGGAATATCAAATTCAAGTATACTAAATTAAGAAAGGATACCTATGGCTGACTTAGGAAACAAAGAAAGAAAAGCATATCTCGAAAAACAGAAATTGATTTCTTGTGGTCGGTGTCGATATCACAAAGGAGAAAATGCTACTCCTACTCCTAAACCAGATAAATATAAAAATATCAATCGCAATAGTTTAAGAAAAAGCACCAAAGTAAAAGCATAGTTTACTTTGGTGCATTTCTTTAAATGATATGAACTGCTGTTGTGCATTGAGGACAGAACTTGAAACTAGACTTGTTCCAATGACCACAAGTTGGACATTGAATTTTATCTCTGCTGTATATTACTTTCTGTATTTCTTCCTCAAGAGTTGCTCTTCCTTTCAACACAATATTGATAACATGAACTTGAGATTCGAGTGCTCCAATATAACCTTGTTGAAATTGTTGATTAGAAACAGAACCTTGAACAGTTATTCCGTCTGGAACAGAAGAAACTGTTGTGTTGCAAAAGTTCATACTCATAGGGGCAACATTCATAGATGCTGCACTTCTCATTGCATCAGAAGAACTACTTACTGCTGATCCAACATTAGCAGAATACAACGTGTTTCGAGTAATAGAACTTTGTCTGTATATAGTTCCTCCTCCACCAAAAGTAGTTGTCCACCATGCAGGATTTACAAATACAGGAACTGGTGCTTCGAATTGATATTCAATTCTAATAATACCATCGTCAATTTTATCTCCACGATGATCTGAAATCTCTTCTGTCTTCTCGATGAACTTAAACTTGTTTCCTTTGTTCAGTTCATTCAAGAATCGTTTCAATTCTAATTCTTTGTTAGGTTCGATCAGTAAAGATTTACCATAGAGAACATCTGTTCCGTCTATCGAAACTTTCACTGAAGCTTTTCTTGCATGAAGATTTTTAAATAGAATAGAATACTCTGTTCCGAATGGAAGATATACAGCTACTTGTCCTGGGGTTCTGTGTTCTTTTACGATCTTGTGATTGGCTTTTACGGATGCTACTAGATTAGATTGATAGGTCATGATGCTTCCTCCCTCTTGTCTGACTAACAAGATTAAATTTAAAGTCAGAAGATTTTAACTGCTCTATTTCTATTTATACTTTTTATTTGACACTAAAATTGAAACATGATATCATAAAAGTAAAAGGTGAAATTATGATCGACCTGTTTGAAGATATAAAAAAAGAATATAACCTCCATTGTGATATGGATTTTGCAGAACTTCTTAGTGAAATGAATTCAGAACAACGAGACGCTTTCAACAAAGCACATGGATTTGTACCTAACTTTGGAATAAATCCTGTGGATGACATACTCAATATCTTAGTATACGAAATAGCAGGGCATAATTTGCGTTTTAGTAATGAAATTGTTGCTAAACTTTTGAGTTATAACGTAATCGATTATACAGACGAAGAACTAGAAATATTTGATCAGGATATGAATAAAGAAATAGATAGACTTTTCAAATTATTGAAAATAACTTGACATCAAAATCGAAATATGATATAGTGTAATCTACTTAAGAACATGTGCAGAATAACCCTAACGTTAAAAGAAGGAGGTCATTATGCATCGGTAATGTAATGTTACCATCGTAGTAAAAGAAAAGAGAAGCCCAATCATAGGCTTCTCTTTTTTGTTACGAAATGTTGGTACTTATGAATAAGTGTTTACATTTTACTGATTACCGTTAGTAACTGTTTCGGTAATTGTTGTGCTAGTTCCAAGGATATCGAAGTATACGTTAATAAATTCTGCCACTCTGTTTGGTTGTACAGACACATTCATAACCAAACCATTCTGTGCAATAACTTCAGGAGTATTATTAAGAGAATCGCATTGAATACTATATGCTATAACTCCTCTTCTTGCTTGTACAGAACGAAGATAAGGATCAACGATACCAACTAATCTAGCTCTGGTGAAAGTATCATTAAATTCGAACAGACCAACCTTAACAGCAATGGCAACAGCACGTTCGATTGTGATCATCAATCGTCTTACGTTTACACGATCAAGCGCACTAGGAATGGCTGTGGCTGTTTTATTTCCCCAAGAGATACCAGCACCTTCACCAGCAATGTTGATAACCGCATTGAGAGCATTTACGTACAACGCATCACGATTAGTCTTATTAGGATTGAATGCAAGTTTGATTACATTCAAAACTTTTCCTCTAGTCAATCCGTCTGCTGCCCACCAAGGATCAAAATTAGCATCTGTCTGAGCATATAGACCGGCAATATCTCCAGCAAGACACATCCAACGATTCACATCATTGAACTTATCGTACTGATATTTCATGTTAGCAACAAGTTTTGTATATGTTCCGAAGATATCAAAAAGCATATTAGGATCGGTGCTAGTAGTTCCAAACTTATCGATCATGTATTGAGTAGCTTGTGTATTAGATTTGCCTACCAATGAACGATAATCATAAGGAGCAACTATTGCTAAACAGTCATGTCTAGTTTCTGCGATCTGTGACATACCATTCAAGTCAAGAGAAGGAGCAACCAGAATATCAACATTGAAAGCTTCAGCATCATCAAAGGCTGTTTCGGCATTCTGGAAATCTCCTAAAGTATATCCATTAGGATTATATATACCTTGAGGAGGACTGTTTACTATATCAAGTGTAAGATCGATCAGACCAAGATTATTCAAGAATACAGGATAAACTGTACCAAAAACATTAGCTCCGTTTACTACTGTTCCTCCATTAGAAGCAAGTTGAATTAAAGGAAGATTTGCAGTATCGACCAAATCTAATTCTTGATCTGTAGAAGTTTTAACATATAGATAATTAGAACCATAAAAGAATATTTCGTCAGCAAATTCGTTATTGTTTGCATAATCTCTTGCTTTAGGATTGTAAGATGCAAGCTGTGTTTCAACAATACTAAATAGGCCGGAAGCATTTTTCTGACAGATAACTGTTGTGAATTCTCCATTCAACCAGTTAGGAACATATTCATATAAAGAACTAAAAGTAACTAATGATTCTACATTAACAGTAACAGCAAGAAGAGTTGATGCGTCTATAAAAGTTTCAGGAGTTGTTGTTATAATAGAGTTATCAAACACTGTAGTATAAAGATTAATACCACGAAGAATAGTAGAATGTGTTACGATATCAGAAATAGAATCTCCAGATGCAATTGCAAGAGCTTGTGCAATACCATCGTCCAAAGTTATAGTATTATTAATAACATCGACAGAAATTATTTCATAATTATATGTACCAGGAACATTATCAATACCAGGAAGAGTATCAGGAGAATTGTCTACAAAGAATGTTCCGTTTGAGAGGAATTTTATTTCTGTACCTACAGGATAATTAAATCCACTTTGAACTTTTATAGTTGTAGAACCAGCAGGAATAATATACCCTGGATGACTTCCTGAAGCTATACTTGGTTCGTAATTTCCTACCAAGTAATCATTAGAAGGAGTGAAGAAATAATAATCAGAGTTAGAATAAATTTCTTGTGCTGCCGATAATGTAGCAGTAGTTGAAGAACCTACTATTAATGATTTAGTAAATGTAACAGTATAATCACCGCCTACAGAAACTGGATATACTATATTAGAAACATAGTAAAGTCCACAGTCTGTTCCGTTTACAATATTTGTATTATTGAATGAAAATACATTGTATAGATTTAAACTGAAACGTTTAGTTCCATCGAACACAACAGTTACTGTTGGATTACTAAAATTAACAGTATTAAGTGTTTTAACTGTCCCATAATAATCAGAAATATCACCAGGAACCACAGAACCATTTACAACTATGTTTGGTGTATTAGAAGATACAACATTCAATACTGTAAACAGTTTACCATTTCCATTGAACTGTGAACCTATTTGAAGAGTGTTGCTGCCTGTAAGAGTTATTTCACCAGAAGAAAGAAAAGCTCCACCAACATTATTCAGATTAGCATCCTTAGTTGCATCAATAGTTGCAGTTGCAAAGAACTCGTTTGCAATAGGAGAATTCCAGTAAGTAGATGTCGAACAAACTGAAAGTCCTAAAGTTTGAGTAGGAGTAATGTAACGATTGAAGAATGTAAGTTTATCAGAAACTATCATATCTTGCAAAGTAATTTCAGCAATATTTGAATTATAAAGATTTTCAGCAGGAGTATTATTCTGTGTATATCCTTCAGGATATGATCCAGTAAGAGCAACACCAGCATTCATTACAGAAGTATTCATAGGACGAACAGCATATGCTGTCTGTGCATACTGCAAGAAGTTCCA